TGCGCGGTCCGGCAGACGGATACGCAGCGTGGAGCCGATTTTTGCGCCTTGGACAGCAAAGCTGTCGTCGTACTGACGGTTGACCGTCCGGGTGATCACCAGGTTGTTCTCAAGGATTTCGAGAGCCTTCCGGGTGATCATGTCAATCGTAAGGATTGAGTTAGCCATGATCTATAAAACTCCTAATTTGAATTAACGTCCGTGTTTCGCTTCCCACGCCTTGACCTGTCGTTGCCGCTCGGCTGCGATCCAGTCGCTCGTGCTCATTGCTTTGATTGAGCGCGGGTCGGTGGTGTCGTAAGCCGGTGCGCCGGAGGCGCGTGCTGCAACAGGCTGAATAGGCGCCGGAGCGCTGGATGGTTTTTTGGTGGGTGGACTGGCGGCCACTTTGGCCTCAATCTTCCCGATCTCTTTGGCCTGCAAGAACGGCGATAGACGCGAGATACGATCAGCTTCTTTTGGATTGGACCCGAGAAAATACGCAATGTCGGGGCCGATCTCTGACGCCTGAATTGTTTGAGCCATCACGGTCGAGATCTTCAGACTCGGGTTGTAGGCGACTTGCTCGAAGTCGTCATACTTATCCCGTGCCTGTTCTTCTTTCTCGTGGTACGACTCAACCACTGCTGCTTGCTGACGCTCCAGTTCCCGTTGCTGGAGAAGCTGTTCGGCTTTCTGCGTGGCCAGTGCTTCGGCATACGCTTCGACCGACTCAAACTTATCCTGCGACACAGGTTCTGCGGGCGCTGCTGGCGCCTTCGGACGCTCACGTTCCCAAGACCTACGCTCTCTTGCGAGACGCTTGCCAATCATCGAGTCCACTTCTTCTTGAGTGAACGTCTTGATTGTAGTTTGTTGCTCTTCCGCCGATACTGCTACAGGTTCAGGCGCGGGCGTCGCTACCTGTTCCGGCGCGGTTGGTTCCGCTACTACTTCAGTGTTTTCCATGATTACTCTGACGAGTGCCTGGTGGACCGCACCAGTACGGTTATTTATACAGTAGTTTCAGGAGGTGTCAAGTTACTTTGTTGCTGAACCTGCTCACGCAGCTTTTGCCACAGCGCGACCGACATCTCCAACGGCAGTTTGCCCAGCCCCATCGCAATGATGTTCGCTTCCTCTACCGTGATCTTGATGGTGAACTCTTGCATCTCAGGCAGCCCAAGGAAGGGGTGTGTTCTGTGGGCTGACGGGCGGCGTGATCATGGAATTGATCTGGCCCTGCACACAGGCTTGTGCGTTCTCGATCTGGTTGGCGGGAATCCAGCCAATGACCTGTTCCTGAGTCAGTTGGGTGTACGGGGTGAACGCGCCCTCTTGGTCGACAGAACTGAACTGCGTGTTGCCGCCGATGGAGGCGGTGTGTGAGCCGTCCACCCCGGTGACTGTCCACAACACGTTGACCACGTAATCTGGATCAGGAGTTTGCAAGGTGTGCATGCGGTCAATGGTGGTGGTGAAGGTGGTCATGCTTAAGCTCCTTCATTTGGGCTTGGTGGAGCGTAAGGCTGGGGCGATGGCTGGCTCCAAGCGTATGTGGCGATGTTGGCGTAGTACGCCTCGTCCAGCACTGTGGATGCCTGTGGGTCGTTGGGCACAAGGGTTGTGCGCCAGTAGGTTGACGAAATGACAACGCCGTCCTTGGCAACATCGGTGGTCTTGCGAACGCCAATGCATCCATTGGGCTGGATGTCAAATTGAGAGATGTAGGTGACTTCGGTGAATGTTGACATGATTTTTCCTTTGGTTACGCAGAGGCCTCATAAGTAAGCGTGATGCAAAAATTGTCGCCAGCGCTCACTCCTGAAATTGGGAAATCATTGGAGGTAACGGCATCGCCGTTTTCATCAAAATATAGGATGGTTGTTCCTACACCAATATGACCAACTGTCAGCCATGTATATCCTGCACTCAAGTCTAAACCTGATTGTTTAACAGTCCCGCAAGATACCCGTGCGTTGTTAAATGATGGCGCTCCGGTGATTTGCATATATCCAGTCCCGCCGCCAGTAATAGACCCAGCAAAAACTACACGCGCAAACAAAGTTACTTGTTTGCCAATTTTTATGTAGCCACCCTCTGCCGTAGCTAGCTCATAAGTTCCCGCAGTTCCTGAACCCCTAATAGCTGGCGTCCAAGTCCCCTCCTCATAGTCATCCAGCACATTGGGGTCAGTCGATGCGGATTGAGTAGATGGGAAGCCAACACCTGTTCCAGTTGCATTGGTGGTTGCTCCCGAAAATGCCAAAATTGCGCCGGTGTTGAGAACGCGGACCTTCTCACTTAGGCCCCCCGCAGTATCTGCTGTCGCAAAAGCAATTGCAGTGTTGTTGTTACTTCCGTCAGTTTCAATAAAACGAATCTCAGAAACAGAGGAGCCAGCGTTGCTTTCGGAACGGATTGATTTATAAACACCGTTTGTTTGAGAGCCAGTTACATTGTCACGCAGCAAAATAGAAGTTGCGTTTGTGCTAGATGTACGATCAACCGTAAAGACTGCCGTGCCAAGGTTGCTGATGTACTCCCTTGGATTCCCATCCCCATCCGACAGCACCACGTAGCCAGTGGCAGTGCGGATGTCGAGGCCACCTTGGTTGCCGTTGTAGCGACCAAGGATGGTGTTTTTAGAACCTGAGGATATATCTGACCCAGCACCAGCACCAATCAGGGTATTGCTTGAGGTAGTCAGTGAAGACCCGGCATCCCTTCCGATGATTGTGTTGGAACTTCCGGTTTGATTTGTATAGCCTGCGTTTTGACCAAAAAGCGAGTTAGAAGCCCCTGTCTGGTTTGTATACCCCGCCTGATAACCAACAGCAGTGTTGTTCGAAGCGGAGAGGTTAGCTTGGAGGGCTTCAGCGCCAACCGCAGTGTTGTAAGAGCCAGATGTATTCGACCGCAGAGCAAGCGTGCCAACGCCGACGGAGTAACTGCCAGAAGTCAAATTCTGCATGGCGCTGGTGCCAACAGCGGTAATATAGGTGCCTGTGGCAACTCCGCTACCAACGGCGTTCATACCAACTACGGCGGCATTTGAAAGTGACGTAGCATTTTTGGCGGCGTCGGCACCAACTGCCACATTAAATGACCCACTCGTATTCGCCGCCAAAGCACTCGCACCCACCGCAGTGTTGGTAGCCACAGCACCCGCACCACGGCCTACGGTGAGTCCGTATATCGTTACGTCGTTGTTAACGACATTGACTCCGGAGTTAAACGCAATAGCCCGAGGCACAACGTAGGTGTCGCCCGTCTGTGCGGCTTGGATCTGGGGGATTGCTGTATTGAGAAGAAGAACCTCGTATGCGGCCACGGCTTAACTCCTAAATCGGGTTGTACGCTGTACCGTTACTGGACAGCACAGTTTCGACGACATAGTAAGCTGTGCCATTGCTTGCCAGCACAACTTCATCCACTACATACGCCGTGCCATCACTGGTCAGCACCGTCCACGGCGGGCCTGGGTTGGGCGACGCAAAGTCCGTCGCCAACGTAGCGACGGTCCCGAGCCCTAGGCTCAGGCCATTTCGGACGGGTATGCCAAAGCTCATCGGATGTTGATGGGTTTAGCGTAGAGGGTGCCAGCGCTGCCAATTTGGATTGCGCTAACCCGCCACGGAGCGCCCGTACCTTGCGGCACGATAAACGGAATTGGCGTATTGGCAGGGATTGGCGTCGAACTGGTAGTCGCAGTCACACCCTCGCCTATTACGACGTAGGCGGCAGTCGTTGACCAGATCACCACGCCTTGCGGTCCTGCTGGCCAAGCGGTCGTCGACCCCGCTGTGCCCGTGTAAGACGCCGTATAGGCGGGATAATTGGCATCAGCAAGAGGATTTAGCAGTTCCATAACGCGCCCTTACGCAAGGAATTTCAGTTTATAGAGCGTCGATAGATACTGCCCGACGATCTCGTCAATGATGTTTTGGAGCGGCGTGTCGTCCTTCTCACACACCTTGTACCGCATCTCTTCGATGTCTGCAAGCGAGTCTTTGAGAAACTCAATGACGTCGGTTGTCTTCTTAGCCGACATCAGCGTGATTGGCCCGATCAGCCCGTGCCGGCCTTGGTAGGCTTCGGCAAACTTGTCGGCAAGTTCTACGATGTTGTTGTAGAAATGGCGCAGCGCTTTGTGTTTGGCGTACGACCTTGTATTCAAATGTACGCTATGCGTCACGTCTCGCGCTAGGAACAAGGTGCCGATAAAGTCTGCGCAGCTCATTGTGTCATACCCATTTGTTGAGCAACCACCATGTCGCCAGCCGTCATGACATCTTTCAGCGTCTGCATGACAACATCTTGAACTTGGTCAGGCGTCATGCCCGCTTGCACGGCTTGAATACGCTTGGTTTCCGCATTGTACTCGTCAATGCGCAATTTCTGCGCTTCCATCGACTTGCCGACGTTTTGGAGCATGTTGTACATCTGCTCCATCTGCTGCTGCATTGCTTGGATCTGCTGATTGGCCGCTTGCAGCGCAGGATCGTCGTCTTCTTGCAGCAGCTTGGGATCGATCATCTTTTTCAAGCGCTGCGCCATCTCTTGTGCGCCTGGCCAATCCATGTTTTTGACAAACAGATCGCCAGCCGCCGCCCACAGGTTTGGATTGCCTTGCAGAATCTGG